CTCTTATTACTGCTCACGCAGAACTAGTTGAGGCAGATCGTCAGTTACTACTTGCAGATTTTCAAGATACTCATCAGCTTGAACAAGAAGCTGAAATGGGTCGCATCATGCTCGAAGGTTATGAGCAGTGGGTGGAAGAAAATGGAATTGATGCTGAACTAGAAGTTATCTCTACAGAAGAGCAGATTATTGCTCCATTGTTCAATGGTGCTGTAGAGCTTCAAGGAAAACTCGATATGCGTGTTCGTCGTAAGGCTGACGGAGTTCGTATGTTTCGTGACTTTAAAACTGTAGGTGGATCTCTTAGCGATTTTGCAAACCTTGCTCCTATGAATGAACAAGTTTTAACATACATGCTTCTTGAATCTACAAAGAAAGATGAAGCAGAGCGTTCAGAAGGTGGCATTTTTACAATGCTAAAAAAAGTAAAGCGCACAGCAAACGCTCGCCCACCTTTCTACGATCAAATTGAAGTTCGACATAATATTTTTACAATGCGTTCTTTTTGGAATCGTATTCATGGAACTATTGCAGATCTTATGAATGTAAGAAAAGCTCTTGACACAGGAGCAGAACCAGCATATGTTGCATACCCACGGCCAACCCGTGACTGTAAATGGAAATGCCAATTTTTCGCTATATGCCCGATGTTCGACGACGGAAGCGCTGCCGAGCAAGCACTTAGCGATTCATATGAGGTCGCAGACCCATATGCGTACTATGAATCAACCGAGAAAAAAGGAAGCGAGTGACGATGAGCGAAATTCAACGCTCTCTTACTGTAATGGTGTACGGAGAGAGCAAGGTTGGTAAATCAAGTCTTGCTGTCACCGCACCTTACCCACGACTCATGCTTGACGTTGAAGGCGGTCACAGGTTTTTGCCTATTATCGTCAAGTACTGGGATCCACTGCGTGAAGAACCACCTATCGCAGATGGAACTTGGGACACTGTTGTAGTCACGGTTCGTGATTACGATACTGTTCTAAAAACATACCAATGGCTTCAACTTGGAAAGCATCATTTCAAGAGTCTAATTATTGACTCTGTATCTGAGCTTCAAGTGAAGTGTTTGGAAAACATTGCTGGTGTCAATCAAATGACACAGCAGCAATGGGGAGAGTTGCTACGTCACATGGGTGGTCTTTTACGAGATCTTCGTGACTTAACAATGCATCCAACCAATCCGTTAGAAGCAGTAGTTTTAACTGCAATGGCTCGTATTGATAAGGATGGTCGTTATCGTCCATACTTACAAGGACAGCTAGCAATTCAGGCTCCATACTTCTACGACATTCTGGGGGCAATCACTGTTGAAGAACGGATGAACCCAGATCCAACTCAACCTCCATACAAAGTTCGTCGTATGTATGTTGAACGCACTAATTCATACGAAGCTGGCGAGCGTGTTCAAGGACGCCTTGGCAAAGTCGTAGAACAAGAAAACATGTCAATTGAAAAAATGCTAGACATTGTTTTTGGACCAAAACAAGCAGCGGCAGCTGAAACAACTACACAGAAAGAAGGCACTCAGTGAGTTCACGCAATTGGGCAGACCTCATTAAAGATGCTGGAGATGCGGGAAGTTATGAACCGCTACCAGACGGCGACTACGATTTAGTAGTAGTCGAAGCCACTGCGACAACATCGCAATCTGGCAAAACCATGTTCAAAGTAAAGGCGCAAGTTGAGGGCGGAGCTCACAATAAACGTCTTGTATGGGACAACTTAGTTGTCTCACCTGATTCACCAGCAGCGCTGGGAATCTTGTTTAAGAAGTTCCACGCCATGGGAATTGGTCGTGGATACTTTGATAGCAATCCAACTAACGCTCAAATCGAGCAAGCAATTATGGGTCGTCGATTCCGTGCACAGATTGGTAGCCGTCTATATAACGGCGCTAAGAAGAACGAAATCAAGAACTACTACCCAAGCGCACAGACAGTTGCTGCAATGAATGGCGAGACAGCCGCTCCTGCAACCACTGCTGCTGCACCTGCTCCAGCTCCTGCACCAGCGCCAGCACCTGCTGCCGCTCCTGCACCTGCTGCAGCTCCAGCGTCACCGTTCTAAAGCTGGTTTTGCTAGGTTGCTACCCAACAGTTTTTGTTGGGTAGCAATTTAGTAATTCAAAAGAGAAAGAGAAAGAATGAAAATACTAGTTACTGGGTGCACAGCATCTCAGTCGTCTCATAACGCAATAAGTCGTTATCCGACTTTTACTGGTCTTATTCATGATGCTTTTATCGAACTAGGGCATGAAGTTTTTCTTACAAAACCACATCTTTCATACTCAAAAGAGTTTTTAGATCGTTTTGATTTAATTTTTGTTGGTCTAGCTTCTCCATCAAACCTATCAGCTCACTACTCGTATGGAGCTTTTTCTTTGGCTAATAAGGCAAGGGAGCTTGGAAAGCTTCGTTTAATTATTGATATGCCAGAGCCACAAAAAATTAGAACAACTATTAGAGATTTTTATACAGGAACAGACAGCTTTTATAAAGATTTTTACTCTAAAAGAATTCAATTTAGCGAAGCTTCTATTCCAGAAAATAAAGAGCAAATTTTAAGTTTTGTAGATTACCTGCATAATGAAAAGTGGGAGCAGACCTTTGTCCCAAGTATGCCTTGGTTTTCAAAAAATATTATTACAAAAAATGTTCCGAATTTAGATGAAGACAGTATCGTATCCCTTTGCTATGACAGAGTTCTTATAGATGAAGCTGAAGATAAGTTTTCTGAATCTAAAAAGACATACTGGTGCGCCGATAATTATAAATCTGCGTGGACAAAGAAAGTATCAAAAAGTTTGACTTTACCCGTTCAACCAACAAGAAATAATAACTACAGTACGAATGAGATGGTTGTGTCAAAGATCAGTAGTTCAGTAGGCACTTTAATTAGTACCTATCAGGGAGGAGATCCTTGGTGGTCTGTTGCAATATCTCAATCACTCATAGCAGGGGTCCCTGTTGTTACTGAATGGCGTCATACCGCCGAGCTAGGAGCAGAATGGGCGTATTTACCGTCAACAATAGAGGAAATGAGCCCAGCAGAAAGAACACTAGTGGCTCAGAGTCAAAAAGATTTTTACAGAGAGGCAGCGCCTTCATACGCAGACTCTTTGGAAAAAACAGCGAGAGCTCTGGACAACCAGAGCCAGTTGTCGTTAGTCTAGGAAAAACTGTACGAAAGGACAGCGAAATGGCCAAAGTAAATATGCCGTGGGTTAAAGAACAGTTAACCAATAACCGCACAAAGCGTGTTGTTGGGGATAATGTTATTTCCCTACTAGAAAAGTGGGAAGAACTAAAGAACACAGATCCAGACCCACAAAAGAACGAAGCAAACCTAAGTCAGATTGTTGAACTATTCAGCAAGCTAGCTTTGGGCCATGCAATTATTGTTGAAAACAAAAATGATCATTGGGTGCCAGCTCAAGCAGGTCAAATTGTTATTGCCGATGAAGTTCGAGTCAAATGGAATGCATTTGATGGAGAAATGGGCAAACTACACAATGGTCGCCGTGGAAAAGTAGTAAGTATTCGATACGGTGACATTATTGTCAAAACAATTGACGGTAAAGAACCTGTCTTGGAAGGATTTCACTACACTCCTCAACAATTGGAAAAGCGGGTTCCATAGTGAACTCAGCTACTTTTAAATTTAGAGTTGATGGTAGCGACTATCAAAACATACAAGAAAAAGCTAAAAAAGAGTTAGCTGGATTTATGGAGATCGGATCTGAAGATCTTGGTAAATACGTTAGCTATGAATTAGAAATAGAACCTAATCAAAAAGCAAGTAGTACTTACTCATATACCGCCCTAGTGACTGCGAGGTTAAAGAATGTCTGAGAGTATAAACAACACCGTTCCCCCTGTTAATGAATATATGAAACAGACATCCGATAATCCCTATCGAGTAGAAGCTCTTCGTGAAGCTGCTCGTATCACTACGCAAGATAGAAACGCTAACTATGGCGGACCAGAAGAAAATTTTACAAGAACTGCCAAAATCTGGTCCGTTATTCTTGGTATTGAAATAACCAATGAGCAAGTAGCAATGATGATGGTTGGTCTTAAAATGGCACGTTTTGCTCATGGATCAGGATTCCAAGCCGATACATGGATAGATATTGCTGGATATGCAGGATGTGGTTATGAAGTAGGAAAGATAGCGTCAGAACAAATTAACTAGTTTCTTGGAGGGGAACATGTCTGAGCTTGTACCGCCTTGGCAATATAGACAACCTCTCTGCGCTGAAATAGGCGCAGAGTTGTTTTATATAGAAGATAAAGATGAAGAAGTAGTTGGGCAAAGACTTAACGGGTACGTTGATGCAAAAAGGATATGCATGTCCTGCTCTCATTTAAAAGAGTGCGGTGAGTGGGCTATTAATAATGAAAAGTATGGATTTTGGGGTGGATACTCTCCAGTTGAAAGAAAAGAAATTCGTAACAAATTAAATATAATACTTGAGGACAATCTCCCCTCTGCTTCATAAGAGTAGACTATTGTCTTAACCTAGCGAAAGTTGGACTCATGGCTGCTGAACCAGTTATCAGTCCTGTACCTATTTGTGAGTCTTGTTGGATGGAAAACCATGCTCGATGGGAACCAGAAAGTATGGACAAGACTGGCCGCATATTAATGCGTCTTAAAGGCGTAGATGTGCCTAATAAAGTCAATAGCGGATCTGTTGAAGTTTGCGCTATGTGCGGATCTGTAACTATAGCTGGAATATTTGAAATGAAACTTACTAGCGAAATGTATTTTTTAGAGCAGCAGAGTCCAGATTTTGAGCTTAATATTAACCCTGAAGATGATCAGATATAAGGAGGGTATATGAAAAGCGATAGACCAGGTGATTTCCTTTGGGAAGAATGGGAAGGCTCTGGATATGATCCACAAGTAGATTGTTCGGTTATTTATTACACTTTTGAACATATTGATTTAGAAAATGATTTAGTAAGAAGAGCTCTAGCTTCTGCTCTACAAAGAGATGGGGTAGCCATTTCTTTGGGAGATGGATTTAATTTAATTGACAAGTGCCTTCCAAACTATGGATGGACTGGAATAATAGAAGATGAAGAAGATTATGTAGTTTGTAATGAGCTAGGTGAAACAGAGTATGGGGATTTAGTTGACTCTATCCTTCCTGCAACTTGGATAGAAATATAATTTAAGATAGTTGCTTTATAACCGATAATTTTATAGTTTATAGTCTACTATAGTTATGTGTGGAAACCAGCAGAAAACCTCAATTGGCAATCAGAAGCCACCTGTGCAAAACCTTCTAATAGGTACGCCTTAGATTGGTTTTTTTCTAAAGACTTTAAAGAAAAATATGCGGCTAAGAACATGTGCTTTACCTGTCCAGTACGCTCAGAGTGCCTCCAGTGGGCTTTAGAGCATCGCCAGATTTGGGGTATTTGGGGTGGAAGAGATGAGGTTGATATTCGCAGAGCTTTATCCGTGTCTTACAGTGGTGAAGAAACTAGACGACGCAGATTTCCAAACTGTCCATATTGCACAGCTCGTCCTTCTAAACTAGAAACATCTATAGAAGAGCTACCAAATGGTGGACGCTGGACAACAGCAAAAGTTGTTACTTGCACAGAATGTGGCTTTGCTTGGAGAAGTCGTACTAGCGCAAATGCGGTTGAAGCTTACAAAATAGAGCGTAGTGAAAAATCTAATAAAAAGACTAAATCTAAAAAATCTTCCTCGTCCAAACTTGTAAGCCCTTCTCCAAAACAGTAACTTTGTTTGTGTAAGGGATTAAAAATGCATCAATACCAGTCTTGGGTTGATCCATTTTAGGTAAAGAAGATCCCCACATGTAATCATCAAAGGCAAGTATTCCCCCGTTGTTTAGGCAAGAATAACCGTCTAAGCCGTCTCTAAGCGCCCAGATTGCATGATGATCTGCATCTACATAGACAAACTCATACTTTTTATCGTTTGACTTAAAAAATTCTTTAGTTGTCATTTTCTTTTTTATTAGCTGACCTGAATCAAGAAAAGGTCTTAACTTTTGATCGTAGGTATCTTCTACGCTTTTCCAGTCCATATCCATATGCTCTTCTTCTTCAGAGCCTTCCCATGTGTCAACATCTGTCAAAGTTGACTCTGGGTGGGTAAGAACATTATCAAAAAGCCATACTGAAGCATCTCCTGTGTATGCTCCTAGTTGAAGAAAATCTACCTTTACATCTTTATACATAGGTAGAAATTTAGAAAAGTTATGGATTGCTCCACCTTCAATAAACCAATTAGGGTACGTCATGCTTTTTGCTCGCAGAACGCTAAGTTATTAGCAAGTCGTTCCTTGTGCTCAGGAGTAGCAATCTCTAGAGCAGCTCTGGCATGGACAACTGCATCTTGATATCTTCCTAAATTGTAAGCGGCAATTGCTGCCATATCGTGTGGTGTATGACCCCAAGCCTCTGCTTCACAGAGGTACTCCATAGGCTTAACGGTAATTGCTAAAGCTTTCATTGCTATTTCATAGCACTCTTCCCACTTACCAATTGAGTAGTAGTGCTGAGCAAGATCAACGTATGCTTCTCTGCGTTCTGGAGCTTCTTTTATTGCCATGGTAAACCACAGCTCTGCATCTTCTTTAGAAAGCTTTCCAATAAAACGCATAGATGCTGCACGTTCTGGTGCCCATCGTGCTGTGTGTAGCTGTAAGTGACGTTTAAATTCTTCTTTTGCTTCATCGAGTCTGTTGTAGAAATATAGCTCTCTTGCGTAGTAGAAAGCATTTCTGTCATCATATGGGTCTTCTTCAACAGAAGTTTTTAGTAAATCTAAATACTGTCCTCGTGATTTTGTGTTATCTGCGTGGTGCTCCATAGTCGCTTGAGTCCAGTACTGAACCTCTTGCATGCGGTCAGGAACTAGAACTTCATGTACTGGATGCTTCCAACGGTATCCGTGACGAGCATGGATTTTATCTCCACCAAAGGTAAGTCCTGGAGTTCCGTCTTCATTCCAAT